TTATTCCTTTTGCGCCGCTCAATGTCTCAAATAAACCACTCATTAGAATATCCTTGAATATAAATATCCATCGCTTTTGTCTGGCATATATTGTCTCATTAGACCTTCCCGTTCAAAACCAAAGAACTCTATCATTTTAATCGCCTGCGGAAAGCCAGTTCTAATTACTGCCTCTGCCCGCCAGAGATTGTTCTCTTCTATTAAGAATTCCATCTTTTCTTTAATGGCCTCTAACGCAATCAAGCCAAATACGCCGTATTTTTTACAATCGGCGGTCAGCATCAGCCATAGCAATCCCACGCCTTCCCACTTCACTTGCAATCCACCTACGGCCACTATGGCACTTTCATAAATGGCCGTATAAGTATTCTCATCAGGCACTTCCATATAAGGATAGTTCTTGACCGCACCCTCGAAAGGATTCTGACGGACAAAGGCCATATCTTCTTGCGTAGCCTTGCGGATTTCCATTAGCGTCCCGTCTTTTCTATTCTCGGTATTATAGCTCTTACAGTGCAAGGAAGCGGGTCTGATTGCGAAATAATCATTGTATCATCAGTATTAAAGCCACCGTCAAAAGCAGTTGTTATATCTCCCGAAAACAACCCTTCAATCTCGCTGGTATTAACCCACCTTACGTTAGTCCAGTCAAAATCAAATAATTCCTTTTCAGAATGACCGTATTGTGCGTTCAAAGTATCGTGAAAACTAACAACAATCTCCGATGTTTTCTTGATACTGCCATGTGTAGTTCCGGATGGCAGATTCAAGTCCATTCTCATCGGAGTTACTTGTGAAACAAAGGGGAGTCCTACCCTTACATTCCTTGCTTGAGTAGAAAGTGAAATCTGTCCACCAACAACTCTTTGCTGAGCCAACACTTCTCCATCCGCCAAAATTGCAACAACCTTTCCTTCGAGATGGCCTAAGTCGGTTATGGTATCTGTTAATATGCTATTGTAAATAATGCCGCTATCGACAAAGTAGGAGTTTTCTTTCCTAATATCGAGATACCTTGACTGGAATTGCTCTATGTAAACTTTGTTCTCGCCGTCAATGGCCCTTACAATCGTAATCCAAACCTCATCTTCGCCGGAAGCGGGAATGACTGCGACAGATTGCACTAAACCGTCCATCGGATGTCTCGCCCAAGCCACAACATTATGCTCCCGTTCATAACTTAACGTAATCAAATTGCCATTATCGAGTACACACCACAAAATTGAGTCAGGATTCCTCTGGTGAGCGAAACACACTATTCCAGAGGTCGTAATATGCTCGGCAAGAGACGTTAAATCGTGAGCAACGTACTTCTGGTCGGCATCCACAAACGTAACTTCCCTAATCTTCCTGCCAACGAAATCAATAAACAATATTACAGACCCAACCTCCACCACCTGTACGTCCGCGCCGCCGTAAGATGTTTGCTTTTTTATGTCCCAATTCTTGGGAGTTAAAGATTCATCCAAGGGCGATTTTATGCGCCATTCACCACCTGACGTACCGGCAACAAGAGTTTCGAGCGAACCTAACCATTTTCCACGATTAGCGGTTGGAATTGTTAAGGCAAACGAATCAGCGTCCTTTATGCCCGCTTCAAAATCTTCAAATCTTCCCGTTTCACTTAACCATATATCTTGCTGGTCGGAATTGGTAAACCCATATACGGCACGTTCCTCGAAGAGTGTAATTGCAGAAGGATACCCTCTCACCCCAGACCACGCACCTTCAGCCCAGCGCTTTGTATCGGTTGTCTGGCTAACCTTGGAAACGACCGTAATTTCAGATTCCACATCGGACAAAATGCCGTTTATTCTTACTATTCCAGATTGCGTACTTGACGTAGCTTGCAAATCCGCATTAAGAGTTCCACTCGAATAAGTAGTTACGTTTATTCGGTATTGAACATTATCATCCTCCTCGACTCCTGCAAATTGAACATTCCTGTCTCCTACGCCATTCTCTATTACCGAAATGTATGTCCTGTACGGCTCCCATCCCGCGCTGTCCACATTCCTCTCCAACACAACGGTAGCATCCCAATTGCCGTGAGTATTGAAATTAAAATCACCTTTTACGTCAAGTGGTATCTTAATCACCCCTATACTGGTCGCAGAACCGCTAATCGCACTGGTATTTACAACAAGACTCGAAGATATTGTGCCGGAAGAATGAGCCGTAACATTTATACGATACTGAACATTAGCGGTTTCTTCCGTATTCTTGTAGGTTTGCTTGCCACTGGTAAAAGTTATTACATTTGTATTACTTACCCAGTCGTCCGTACTCCTTTGCAAACTTACCGTCCCCGACCACGAAGAAGAAGTGATTGAAAAAATATAATCTCCGAAAACATCAATAGCCTCGCCTATGATTCCGGTCTCAGTACCTGTCTTACTGCCGTTTGTCTCTCGGTTCACGCGGGGATGTGTAAGTTTGAATAAGGTTCCGATATGGCCGGTTTGAAATATCCCTGACGAACTGGTTAAGATTCCAGCGCCTCCTTCGTTAGTTACATTGACATTCATTGTAACCCCGTCATTTTCCGCTATATCATTTCTTTCAATGAACGGGCCTTTATTGAATACAATATCTTCAAGTACGAAAGTCGTAGGCGTTGTCCTTTTTAATTTCGCCTGTGGATAAGAAGGATGAACAATCCACATAACGTCAGCACTCTGTTTAGTCTGAAGTTGATACAAATCAGAAGATTGATAAGGAGTTGAAATATCAACATGGATTTCTCCGGCTCCCAATAATGGTTCTCCACTGAAATAAAACCTTGCATATTCGTTACCGAACTCGACCGGGTATGCTATAGTAGAAGAAAATATAAACGGCATCATTCGTATTGTGGGAAGGGGAGCCAACGAATTTGGCTGTTCTAATGTTAAACTTAATGTAAGTAAAGAAATTACAACGGTTATATTCCGTTCAGCTAAAACAGAAACATTTCCAAGAGATAAAGATAACGACAACGCAGATGGTTCGACAGTAACACTAACAACAACAGAGGGGGCTTTTAGGGAAAGGGTAAGAGCCTGTACGGTTACTTCGTGCGTTACATTTATTACAATAGTTGGTGCATTCAATGTTGCCGTCAAAGCCAATGTGGAAGGTAATATTGAAACGCCCGTCCCTGCCGTGATAGAAGGATTTAGCAAAGATAAAGACAATGCTAATGCATCCGGCTCGACTGTTATTGTAACATTTGTCTGCTTGAAAGCAGCAACAGACATACACCAATCATCAGCGCCACCATAAAGACCTACACCATAAACTCCACTTCCGTAAACACCAGTTGTCCAGTCTGTTGCTATGGCCCCGGCAATTGCCTGTAAAGTATATTGGTTGCTATCAGAATAAAGACCATTATCAGTTGCATTTAATTCTGTTCCTGACTGATTTACGGGAGCGTAATCTTGGCCACCACCCAAAACCCCTACTATTACTGCCCCATTTACAGTAGGTGTAACTGATACCGAAGGACTTGCGGAGAGTCCTGTATTACCGCCATCGACATCCAAAGCACTCGTAAAACCGGAAGCTACATTGTAACTTGAAGCTTGAACGTGCAAGGTTAAAGAAGTAGGGTTAGGAATACTAATTTGAAAAGCAGAACTGGTTCCAGGCTCCGTAAGATACCATAACTCACAACTCGTTTCCGGATTGGTAATGTACTGTCTTGTCTCGTCAGCTTGGGTTAATTCAACCCCGTTGTAAGTAGGCGCATCTCCTGAACGCTGAACCGAACCACCGGTTACTATTCCCAAGACAAGAAGTTTAGCACTTGCCCCGCAGGTATAGGCACTGGTAAGCGGATTAGAACTTCCGGTAAACCTTAAATTTGTATCTGCTGTATGCGCCACTTATCATACCTTTGTTTCTGTTATCGTGATACTCGAAGCAATAATTTAAGCTCCTTAATCCTGGTCAACTGGGGCGCCGCCACCTGGTACGAGAGGGGTCCAGGTAATAGCGGTTAACGTACCGGTATGTGTCACTTCAAAATATTTACCATCAGGGATGAACATATATATACAGGGTGCTCCTCCGGCGGTAATTTTTGACTGAACAATCAACGTGCCTGCCCCTTCGGGGTCGGTCGTAGTACCGATATAACCCTTCGCATGACCTGTTGCCTCTGCATTTTGATAAGCCGATACAAACCCGGAGGTCTGCGTCAGGTAAGCATGGGCTTGTAACATTGCATTAGATTCGGAATCATTACCAGTCGGAGAATCACCTTTGACACTATCATCCACATATTTCTTATTGGCAAGTTCAGCATCAGCGTCTGGAGCAGCAGAAGTTGTTTGCGCAGCACCATCATCTACTTTGCCGTCAGCATCCAAAGAGACATCCAAATGCTCATTCAATTCAGTACCCCAAGTACCGTCGGAGCCGCCCACCGTAGGTCTTGTAGCCATAAGTTATCTCCTAAGTACCGTTGCCACTGTTAGTGTTATCACGCTATCATCTGTTGTTAACTGTATTTCCGGACATAGACGTGGACTTCTTGTATCTAAAGATGAATCTCTTATGCCAATATCAAGTCGCTTATGTTTTACATCCTGCATAAGTAACTCAAAAATTATTTTTGCTGCTTCTTCATTTGTCGTTATTGCAAGTTTTGTAACCATAATTTAATCTCCTATTTTATCACAAAGTCTTTTCCGCGATGCGGGCATATAATTTTTCCAAAATGTAAATCACGAGTCATCAACACAAGATTTTCCAATCTATTATCGTCCTTAATCCCGTTCTTGTGATGTACCAATTCCGAAGACAGTAAATATCTGCCAAGATGTTTTTCCATAACAAGACGATGTTCTCGGACATATTTTCCACCTCTTGACGCGGGATGGTCTGGGCAATATATTTCAACATAACCACCTCGAACTTTATTTCTGCCACCCTTCCAAGCATAATGATTTTTGCCAACCATCCCTTTCAAACCACCGCCATCTCTGGCAGCACAACTTTTGGAACAGTAATATCTGCCTGTTTTATTCTTTTTTCCTTTTACCTTTATTGATTCTTTTCCACAAGATACACAAGAAAAAACCTTTGCACTAAATCTGGTTTCCATATTTGGCGGTTTATACCACCATTTATCATTCCTATCTTGATAATATCCTTTTTTCGTTACCATAGTTTTCTCCTTTTTTATTACTATCGTAACAAGATATTATACCAGAGTCAAGATAAACTAATTAAGCCATTCGCGTCCCATTGGATTGTGAACGTACCGGATGAAACCACTTTTGCTCCACCGAAATCAATAGAGGCAATAAGGTCATTTCCCGCAGTTGAGTCATATATTACAGCGTGGTATGCCGTAAAAGTCGCACTCGTCCACGCCGTATCCGCCGCATCCCATTTAGTCGTTGCCGCTTCCGTAACAGCCTTACTCCCCAACGTAGCACCACCTTGAGTGTAGCCACCGGTAGTAGCTAACTCATTGTCGGTAGTATAGTCGGTATCACTCGCTGTAAAACTGTGTGAGTTGTCGTATAGAGTTACCTTGATGGTGTCCGCCTCTAAATCGACTACCTTGTTCATAAGATTTGCCTTGAAGCGTGAATAGATGCCTGAGGCCATAATTAGTCTCCTTTCTGAGTTTCTGCTTTTATTTGCAAGCAGGGAACTTTAACAATAACGTCAACCCGACCGTCAGGATGACGAATTTCTTCAGCCGTTGCCTTGATTACGCCGTCATTTACTTCAACTAACTTGTCGCCAATTTTCACTTTCATTTTGCTTCCTTTATAAATTTCGTGCCTGGCCTACGCTCTACTACGCCATAGACTCTCGGAAAGAAATTATCCAATTTACGGCAACCCGACTTATACTTATCAACGTCAGACCGCACATCTATAAGCGGACTAAACTCGCCACTGTTTAAGTTTATTATTGGCACGTTAATCATATTTCACCTATCATCGTAAACATTCAAAACTTTACTTCCCTGCGATGACAAAACATCCATTTGGTCTGATAAATCTTCGTGACTATCGCCGTCAGCACCGATAACGTCATCATTGATAGTAGTATCCAAAGTGTAAATATTTATTTCGGCAGAACCGTCCCAATATATTTCGCCTCGCGCAAGTGCTATATCGGTATCTGCCGGATTAGCTCCGGCCTGCAAATAAACGGCGACCTGATATACTCCCGCTGCGATAGAAGTATCAAAATCGCCCACATAATGACCACCAGCACCGTCTTCGGTCATCGTCTCGTCATAATCGTCAGCATCACGTCCGTCAGTTCCCCAAACTTCGTCAGATGCACCACCCGTCAAAAATACGTTTCCGTCCGGTTGGAACGCGCAAAAATACAAAGTGCTTCCAGTCGTATGGTCGTGGGCGATTTCATTCGCCATTAAGCATACCTCGCATTATTCCACGTCCCTAAATCGCGTTCGCCTATTGTGTTAGTTTCTTGTTTGTCCATTGCTATTACGGCAGGCATTAAATTGTCCAATGCAGTATCAATCTTCTTTTGTATTCGAGCATCGCCACCGGCCAGAGAGCCAATCATTTTATTGGCCAAAATCCAAACAAAAACTTCAGTAAATAACGGGTCAAATTCCGTAGGGTCTGTAACTTTCTTAACGTACCGAATACCTACATCTGAAAGATTTGTTAGAAGATTTTCCCCTTCGAGCGCATAAGAACGATAATTCTCATCTGTAAACCTATTTTCGTAAATAGACTTGAAACTCAGAAAATTACTTGGCAAAGTCCACATAAAGTCCCACTCCCCTATATCAGGTACGTAATCGACTTCTGTGAGCGTAGTCCAATAAGTACCAGCAACAGCACCAACCCCAGGTTCATCGTCCAAAGCACCAGAGGTATGAGCCTTTAAGCACTTATACCAAACAGAATCATTTGATACATATTGGTCGGTAGTATAGACCGTAGCCGTCAACCAAGACGAAACAAGTTTTATCCTTGTACTTGCAAATCGCCACCAGTGAGAGCGTATTAGAGCGTCTCTCGTCTGTTCGTAATGAAGTCGGCATTGAATGGCTTCTAAAGTGGTGCTGGAATCTACAGTCTCGCCATCTGGTATTCTCTTAGTACCAAGTTTGCCGAGACTTATATTACAAATCGCCGTTTCGGTTATTGTTCCACTTAAAGCCATTATGCCTCCCTAACTATCACTTTGAGCCTTTTGCCGGACTGTATTAAATAGGTCAAGGCAGTGGCGTCATTCTGTCTTATGCGCAATCCCTTACCAAATCTTACTTTGTCGCCGTTTGTTTTGGTAAGAAACTCACACTGGTCAACCTCAACAAAAAATACACACCTGTCCTTTACTGTTGCCATAATGTCTCCTTAAAGAACAGGCACTATTTTATATATCATCGTTACGTGGATTTGAGCATCTGATTCAGTCTGGATAAAAACGCCATCTTCAAAGGTCAGGCCATCGCCAAAGTCGAGAGGATATAAATTAACACTCGGCTTAGCAGGGCCTATTTGAAGGTCAGAACCATCAAATATCTTAATCCATCTGTTGTCGGTGCCTTTTTGGTAATCAATCTGAACACTCTTAACTAAATGGTCATTGCCAGTTACGTCAGCAAGCAAAGCAGTCGATGTACTTACGTCTGTGCTGTAAGCATCAATAACAAGCCACGGCCCTTTTGACGTTACTGAATTTACTGTAAATGCAGCCATAATTTATTCTCCTAAATGTTCTTCTGGATATGACGCTGACTTTAACTGCACCAGATTAAGCAAATATGTTGTTGAACCAGGAATCCCGCCCGCATCATCCGCCCAACGAGTAGTTGTACCTTTTTTGGGGAAATTTATCTCAGTCCCTATATTAACTGTTCCATATCCATAAAAGTCTGGTAAATCCGGTGCTGTCGCTACGGTTATACCGTCAGTTTCATTTACCGCAGCGAACTGCCTTACCATTTCGTCAAAATCATTTTCAGTCATATTGTCAATAGACTTAAAAGGATTATTCTTGACGTAAAATATAAATGCCCAAAACGCTTTTGTCGTTGAACTTGCCATTATTTTACTCCTTAATCATCAATTAAGTTGTCCTCACTATCACGAGGCCATATATTCAATTTTGTTTTACTAAGACCACCGAATATTCTAATCTTCGGCAAATCTTTAGGTTGTCCATCCCTGTCAGTATGACCGGCCTTGAACAAACGCAGATTAAGTTCGTCCTGTAATCCAGCCGGAGGCGGGCCGAACGGCACTATATCACCATCGTTCGGCCCCCTTGCTCGTTTCAGTATTTCCAACAAAACATTAACCTTTCATACCAGCGAGGATTGTCATAACTTACATAATCACAATCCTTACATCTGTGAATCGGCCTGTCGTTTTTGTAGTTCTGGAAACACAGCCACGAACCGCACTTGCGACATTGGATAGTCATACTTGTAATCGTACCTTGACTCACTTTTTGGCTTCTTTTTTAGCTTTTTTAATCTTCTCGGCCTGTTGTTCGGCCCATGTCTTTTCAGCCATAATAATCCTTTCTTAAAAAAGGGACAAGGGCGGTTACCCGCCCAAGTCCGTTAAAATTAAATACTAATCTGCAACATAATCAAAGGTAGTGCACTCGTGCCACTTGCAGTCTGGTCAATACAGAAACCGGCAAGCTGGTGGCCGCGGCTAAGAGCATCAATAACAGTTCCGAAATTAACTGTACCGTCACCAACGAAATAAGCCGTCCGGTCATTTATCGTATTGCCGGGAGTAGTATCGCCACCACCTGGTCTTACCCAACACGGCCCCCAGGACTGAACCCAGCACCAATAAGTAGCGGTTACAACACAGGCAGGAACGCCCATCACCGAAAGGTAATTAGCGTCAACAGTAGCTATGTTCAAATACCTGTATGGGTTCAAGACAATCTCAGTAAACGGAGTTGTTGCGGCATCACTTATCGGGCCGTCAAAGGTAAGCGTGATATTACCACCGGTACTGGAAACACCAACACCGTCGGTGTCGATGATTAAGCGATTCTGGACAGTTGCTCCGGCATGACCAGTAACCCAGTATCCACCAACAAGTTCCTTATCAGCCATAACCCCGTTACTGGCAACTCCATCGTCACTCTGTAAAGCAAGTATGGTCGTTCTATCGCCAACAACGATAGTGGCAGCATTGGCGATATTAACTGGTGCGGAATTATTTTGAGCGCCCTGTCCATTCTTCAATACAGTAGCTAAGGATTTGCCGTACTTGAACACAGAACCGTCCCATCGGGTAAATCTCGTACCTGCTACAAACCTTTGAGTTGCTTCATCGAGATAGATACCTAATTGATTATCGGTCGCTCCATCATGTGGCGCACTGTGCCACGGAAGAGGATTAAAAGGGTAATTTTTATTACTCATTTTGTTCTCCTTTCTTTAGGCAGTGTCGAGTTCAATCGAAACAACTGCTGGCCCTTCGACTCTTGTTGCACCTATTCCCAGCGTCGAAAATATCTGGGTGGAATTTAATAGGTCAGGACGAACGTCTATACTCACTTGCGGTTCACTCTGTACACCTAATACTATCGCGTCCTGTGCGAAAGCATAACTCCGAGTGGCCGCAGTGTCGGCGCCGGTAACTAATCTGGTACTCCAAATAAACTGGAATCCCATAAAGGTATCAACCTTACCCTGCGCTAAAGCCTTGACAGTATTGTAATCCGAACTCTTTACTTCTGTAGTATTCATCAGTTGATTGACATTGTGCGGATTAGTGAGGAAATAACGCTGCCTGTCAGAGTCAACTTCAGCGTTATCTAAAAGCTCCTTGCAAGTGAGGAGCTTGGCAATAGTCAATGGGGTTTCAGTAGCATTGCTATGGGCCGTACCAGCGGCAACAATAGCACCGTCCGAGTTGATAATTCTACATTCACCTACGGCGGAATAAGCAATAGTCGTTCCACCGGTATGACCACCAAAAGCGTTTCCGCCCAAAGCGGCTATAATCACATCGTCTATCTGCCTGTTCAAAGAAAACGCCTGATTCTGTGCGTATGGAGACTGTGGGTCTATAAGCATTTTCAGACGGTCTGGCTTGTCGATTAAATCGGCAGGGACTACGTAATCAATTATAGTCAACTGCCGTCTTGTGTGGTCGGCATCGGAAATAGGAGTCTCGCCGTGTCTTGCTCCACGAGGCTGAGCGTCCTTTGGGCCGAGGCGTTCCACAAACATCGTATCGCCCGTGACCTGGTCAATGCGGCAAGCAATCCTTAGTTTCGCTGGTTTTTGCTGCGACAACATTAGGATGTTTGCTGATACCTGGTCAACGAAGGCGATGGGTATCTGTGTACTCATCGAATTAACCTTTCAAAAAAGTTGTTTTACCTCGGAAAGATAGTCCACAACAAGTGGGTCGTTCCTATCTATCGCCGATAGGCGAGCGGTTTACCGCTATTTTCCGGGGCCTTATAAAAGGCTAATCCGTCTTATGTAAAACTGGATAAGGCAGTTAAGTAGTCTTCTCCGGTTTCATTTTTGTTCTTAAAGCCATAATTTGTTCGGCCAATCTCATTCGTTCCTTAGTCGTTCCGTTCATATAAAGAGGATTGGCCATAATTTCGTCTATCTGAGTCTGGTAATCGGCAGGTGTCGGGATATTAGTAAAGTTAGGCGACTTCCCTTCGGCGAATTTCTCGCCTAAGTTTATAGAGTACCTTATGAAATCAGGGTCGTTACCGAATTTATCGGTAAGTCGAGCCTTAAACTCCAAATCTCCTTTAGTACCTTCTTCTATCGCCATATTCCCGATATGTTTCTTTTGGTCATAAGCGGCGCCGTATTCCACCGAAAGACCGGTTTTTAGTTCGGACATTTCCAGTTCTTCAACTTGCTTTACACTCTGTAAATCAGCTAACATATCCTGAGCAAAGTCGGCAATGAACTGGCTGGCCGCTTTTTTGCTTATACCCGCTTTGAAGAACCGTTCCTGCCAAGCCTCTAATCTGGCTTTTGGGAATACTTTCTCCATCACTTCTTCGGGAAATCCTTCCGGAGCTTTCAAATCGTAATCAGCAACCGTATCAGGTTTCCCGCCCGCTTTATGATATATGTCCCATACGACTTCATTTGAGGCATCGGTGGGTATCTCCATCGTATTCTTGCCGACCATCGACTTAGTGTTTACAAACGACTTCGCCAAATCACCTACCGTCTTAAATGTTAAAAGGCTTTTTTCGTCCCGCAAACTCTCGTCAAGAGTACCCTGCCAGCCATCTGCCAGCGAACCATCGCTGCCAAAGTAAACAGGAGGTTCCACTAGTGGTTCTGTTGGCGTTACTATTGGTTCTACTGGTGGTGCTACTGGTTCTACCATAATTTAATTCCTTAACTGATTGACGTTGTAGTTTGAGTTAGCGCAGCTACAATGTCAGTCAGAACATCTTCTTTCTTCCGTGAGCCGCCCGTTTCCTTGTTAAGTGGAATACCAAGTTGTTTGGCTTGTTGCCGCCAAGTTGGTTCGGTTCCTCCAAGTGCATCTATAAGTGTCTCATTTTCAGGTCTTGTAAATTCCTTCACGTTTCTGGGGTCATTTATGTACTTAATGGCCGTTGACTTGAGTAGTTGGATACTATAGGATTCCGTCCTTACACCGGAAGCTGCAATTACAACTTTATTGGAATCTTCCTCTCTTATGCCAGGATTGTTTTCCAGAAATATCAATTCCTGCTCCTTCGTCTGGCAAAAATACGGAGGGCGGCCCTTTTCAATAATCACCCACTTACTACCTATTTCGTTGCCAATCTTATCTCTTTCTATTACCTTTTTCCTTTCGATAAAGTCATAAGCAATAATCTCCTTAACCTGCACGTGGCCTTTTGCAACCTCATCGCCCTGCTCTATCTCCTCATACATTCCTGGGGCTGAAGTAGTCCCTTTTGGGGTCTCAGCTAATCCGTTCATAATTTACTCCTTTTTAGTTAAATCGAATTCCAACCATTTTTTGATTTCAAGGATTACGAACCTTGAACCTTCGTTAAAATTGCACGTACTCTGAGAACTTGCATCGAAAGTACTCTGATTCTCAAAGCAAAACTTTGACAAATATTCATAAACCCTCTTGCCGGGCAGAGTCTCGAACGAATGCTTGAAATCAGACACCCGTTGCTCAAGTGCTTCCTGTAATTCTTCTACCTTCTGCTGTTCGTCAGACATTATTTCTTCCTTAAATTGAAAACTGTACCTTGCCTTTATTTGCAGTAAGGGCGCGATGTTTCCATCTTTCCAAAGAAGTCATTTCGTCCGAATGTATATGGTAAAAATCAGTCTGCGAAAAATACTTTAGCAAACCCTTACCATCAGCACTTAATTCGTATCGCATACCAAAAGACCATCTTAACTTATCCATTATTTCTTCCTTAATTTCTGGCCACCTGCCCTTGCGCCAAATAGGCGTTTTTGTTTGGCCGTTAATTTATGTCCTCGCGCAGAATCGTGCCTGAGAATCTTCTTAGCTTTTTTAACTGTTAGTTTCTTAGCCATTTTACGCTTCCATCAATACCTTAGATTTTGGACATCCAGAACGAAGTATAAGTGTATCTACAGGATGAGTAGGCATTGTGTATCCGCATTGAACACACTTATACTTTCCTCCACGAATCAACATCCAATCATGTTTATCTCCTGGCGTTCTTGAAGTTACTATGTGTATTCCACTTTTCATTTAACAGCCTCCATAAGCTCACCTGCTGGCGACCCAGTTTCCGGTGCTTTTGTAGTTTGCCCATACGCCTGTCCAGCAGCCTGTGCCTCTTCTAACGCCTGCTGCCTTTCTAATGCAGCCTGACGTATTCTTCGCTTCTCGTCTCTTTCCTCCTCAGACGCCATATCTTCAGTATTGACGCCAAAGGTATGACCCATACGTATAATAGCATCGTCAGCATCAACATTATCTACTGCACCTGGAAAAACTGATTCCATTTCGCCAACAAACGAAACCCACTCCTGAAACGCCTTTGCCTGCTGACTTCTTAATTCAAGGGCAAACGGGCCTACGAACTCCAAGCCGAAATTGACGCCCTGCAATTCAGCGGGAGGCGACTCAACTTCTCCGTTCCGAATGAGTAGTAATATACTCCTCGTTACACAACCTTCCAAAAGCTCGTACCATACCCTTGCTACCGGAGGGCCAATCTTATACCACGTCTGCTTAATGCGTTCCCTTATTTCAAGCGTAGTCCTTCTGTCACCTGTCAAATTCTCTAACGGAGAGAATGCGTCCTTGAAAAACGCCCTGTCAATTAAATCCTGCTGTCTGTCTAATGATGAATCGGCTACAGGAAAGTTCCCGTTCAAATTGGAGTCAAGGGCTTTAATAGAACCCATCTCCTGTACGACATTCTTTGCGCCGGGCGTAACTCTAACAGGCCCGTTGACGGAATATAAAACTTCTCTCGGAGGATTCGCCCACAAATTACTAACGTCAATCCAGTCCCTCATAGACCTGTCGAGTACTTTAATCTGCGGAAGTATCTCCGTCCCTATCCCACGCCCGTGTTTTTCGTTCGCCGGTCTTTTCCATCTTGCGCTGTGATATGGGAATTCAGGGAAACCACTTTCAGCAACTATCAGTTTTTCCCTTTCGTTTACTGCAACAGATTCCCAAGGCATATTGCCAGCGAACCTCTGCGATAGATTGGGTTTGATTATTTCACGAGGCCGAACAAGGTAAATGAAATTAAATAACTCGTTCTGCTTCTTGGGGTCGTTAAAAGCCCTCATAATTTCGGTAATAGTACCATCTTCCTTTTTGCTGACATTCTCCTCACCGAACTCCTCTATTGCCTGCCTTGGAGTATATTTCACAGTTAGAACTATTCCATCAACCAGCTTTTTGCTGTTCTCGATAAACTGGTACGAACCCAATACGCTGTTTTTGTAATTCAAACCGGTCTTAACAGTCCATTCGGAAAAGATACTGGCAGGCCCAAAGATTATTAAAGACCTTAACACCTCGTCAAACTCGGTTATGAAATTGGATTTGTATATTTTTTCGTGAGAAATATCAGTCAGCATAGAAGTGTATCTCTGGATGGTATCGTTAATCTTATTATTAGTCTTTATCGCATAAAACGGCTGACCGGAAGGTATTAAAATCTGTTTCAGGCCAGATACCATGTCCTCGGCGTCCAGCATGGGAGTCTGGTCGTAAATCTCGGTAGTCCTTATCGAGCCTGGCTCAAAAGTCGAGTCTATCTGGACGTAAGGGTATAATTTATTGGCGGTCTGTTGCCATAAACTTCTTATATTGGCTTGCAACGCCAATTCCCTGTTGCGAAGGTCTATTATTTCTTCTGCTTTAGTTGCCATTATCCTAAACTCGTTCTCTCTTCCAACATAGGAATTAAATCGCCGGTTAAAAAAGTTTCTCTGCGGCCACGAGGCCGTCTGCGCCTCGCCTGCGTTCCGACTTCCTTGCTTACCTGCGGAACCGCAAGAGGCGGTTTCGCCGCAGGGGGACTTACTGTTTTTGGCTTAGATACAAGACCGCTCATAATTATATCCTCACATATTCAGAGATTACGTCTTCCTGTTTGGTTTTGCTCGTGACCCTGTAAATCCTCGAATGGGCCGCAGCTAAGATTAGATAATTCAGACAATGACGAAAATGGTCGGGGTCACTTGTCTTGCGGTATCGGTAAACCATTTGCTTTGTTTTCTTATTCAACTCCTCAGTTTTGAACGGCGAACATAATTGCTTGGCAAACTCAACTATTGCAGGACTTCTGCGGGGAAGAACTAAATTACCAGGAGTTATTACAAGTCTGTGAGAAGTATCCATAATTTCAGTGCGACCTACACTTACCATCTTCGTATTTTTGTTAAAGATAGAACCAAGAGGAGTAGTTTCTTTGTACTCGCATAACCAGACTTTGAATTTGACTTTCTTTTGAAAATGTCTCGCCATATCTTCGTATGGCCGAATGTCTACAACGCCTACCTTGACATTAAAACGCCTGCAAATATCTTCAATCTCATTCCAACTATCCATCCCTTCGCCTCTGATTACGGCGGTCTTGTATATTTCAAAACTGTCCGTGCCTGTCCGTGCGCCAATAATCAGATGTTTACCTTTCATACAATCCAAACCCATCAGACAAGGGCCGGGATGAGAAGTAAGAGGATAATTGCTTTCATTGCAACAATTCAGAACATCTTCTTTTCTTAATTTGTCCTCCGAGGAAATATGGGGCCATCCTAATCTCAATCTGACAATCGAACTAAGATTATCTTCGGGCGGATTTCTATATTCGTAAAGTATTTCAGCAGGGTCGTTTCTTACACTTGTAAGTTGAGATAACTGGTATCCGTACATATAAGCAGAATTTCGGGGATAAGCGGGAACCCATTCGCCAGGAAAATTAGGAATCTCATTTCCGCAGACTTTACAAGCGATATAACCAGAACCGTCTTTGCGTATTCTCACGCACCTTTCAGGGTCTTCCATAAAAAAGAGTTCTGCGCAAGTCGTATGTTTTCCACAGGCTTCACAAAATCTAAACCACTGCCTCTGGTCAGATTTAGCAAAGAAAGTATCTATGCCGAAATTAGGAGTGGTTGGATTAGAAATATAACATTCTGAAGGTGATTCGGAATCCCGCAATCTGCCTCTGGCTTTACCGACAACAGTAAACTTGTCATCGACATCCGCCATTAAATCCAGTTCGTCAAAAACAATCCTGTCAAGAGGGATAGATGATGTTTTGGACGATACGGACTGCTCATCTATTTTACGAGGCATCCTCGCTCCTCGTAACCACAAAAAGGCATCACCTATTTTCTTTAGTGATGCAGTATCGGTACTCTTCTTACCGACAGACCTGACATATTTCCCGATAGCATTACGATTAGACTGAATTAACGGATTGAATCGGGACTTGCCAAATTCCTGAACATCATCGTTAGTTGGGAAATAGTAACCAACGCCTCTTGGATAAATACGTTTTATTAAACCGTGAATCGCTCGTATTACTTCCAACTCAGTAAAACCAAGTTGGGTGGCCTTCATGTAACACATTCGGCGAACATCCGAACCTAAAGGTTCTATTTGGTATTCACGAGTATGAAAACTGAACAACCCGCTCTGGAGCTTAATCTCGTTACCAATAGCCCATCTTCCAGCGTCAAAATATTCTAGTTCTTCAGGAGTTATCATTATCCTAATTTCTTTTTCTTAAAAGTTCTTACAAATGCCACAATCCCAGAATAAATGAACACCTGCAACTTTCTTATCTCTTCTGGCCTTATAAGTATTGCCCACTTGAACAACTTGTTATCGACTGTCGCATCCATATCCAACCTATAAGCCTTTTTGTCTCTGATGTACCTTATGAGTATATTAGAATGATATTTATTTAATAATTCGTAAGGAGTTATCATCCCAATAATCTCTCAACTTCCGGGGCAACAAAAAACGGGCATAGTGAATGAGTGGACATCCACTTGCCCGTATTCGTTGCATATTCAATCTTTAAGTTTTAGCTTTTAGGTCATTATTTCTTCCATTTTCCGTATAAAAAATGCCATCCACAATAAGCAACTAATTTGTCGTGGATATTGTGTTCTGGGTAATTTGTTATTTTACATGCGTAATCCCGTACGCCGCAGTCTTTAGTTGAACAACTATGACAAATAATTTTACCATCCCAATCATCCATCCAACCATAAACAAAATTACCTTCAGCCTCTACTGAATTTGTAGCAGAAGGATGGCCTGACATAGAGGCACTGGAAGAATATTCAGGTACTTGACCCAATTGACTACATTCCTCAGTAAATTCACAATCAACAGAACAATCCAACACGCCGTAACTTCTGAAATGTCCATAACACGAAGGATGCGTTTTGGTCTCAAGCAAATCAACTTCATCAAAATCATCGCCAAGAACAAGGTGGGCATCGAAATCTCTTAACTTCGCTTTAGCTTTCGGTACGCACGCTGCACATACACCTGCGATAAATCCTGTAACTGTCTTGAAGAAATTACGTCTGTTCATTTTGCCTCTCATACTCTTGAACCTTATCAGTTTCCGGTGAACAACCAATAGTCCGTACTTCCATTCCGCATTCACACGGTTCCATAGAAAAATTCGTACTACGATGGGGATTGTGTGCAATTAGTTTCTTACCACACCAAAGTCCTACGCCATCACCTATGCGAGCATATTGCTTAGTGTGCCTGTTCAAGCTCATCTAAAATCTCCTGCCCAACTTGATTTACAAATTTCTTGACCACCGGTGGCATCTCTACAAATCCGCCTTCAATAAGCTCATCGTGATATTCGGTTGCTTTTGCATATTTGCGACAAAGTTCTTTGGCCTTCTCAATGCTCATTTATTCTCCTGGGTGTGGAAAGCTCTACACCAAGAATCTATGTAACCAATTATGTTTTTAGGCTCAAGAAACCGCATCGTTACAACTCCAAACGGTCGCTTATCAATCATTGTGACTTTGTAACCATATTTTTTTATCCATCTTCGTAGCATACTTCGTCCTTATGGGCTAATCTTCATAACCAGCTAAACTTGGTGGACTTTTTTTAGCTGGATGATTTTGTGGGCCGAAACGCCCAACATGGTCAAGCATCTCTTTCTTAGTTACTTGCTCTTTTGGCTCTTTCTCTCCTATTGCAATTACTCTCGGCTCATCCAACCAAAATGACTTTTGTGGAACACCATCTTTTAATTGCAAGGGTTCAATCTCAAATTGCACGCACCCATTCAGATATACACAACGAGCGACAGCAACCCCCCTAAAGCCGGTTATTTTATCTTTTACCTTAATACCAAGTTCAACTTCCATTACTTATTCTCCTGTGGCTTGGGGGAAGAAGCTAATAATATCTTAGCTAATAGTGGGTCTAATAATTTGCTTGGTTCTGCAAACCACCCGCTACTTAGAAAAAAATTAGCTATTTCTTCTTCTGTATGACTATTCTGAATCAAAGGTTGATTTGGCACAGCACCAATATATCTTTCTTTACTCATATTTCGTCCTTATGGGAATGCTTGATTACTCATACTTTACGCCTTATGGGCTAATGGGTTCTTAGGAATTACCGCTACATCGCCATTAGGAACATAAAAAGCAATCATTTCAGACATAGGCTTTTGTATCTGTCTTGATATAATATGTTTGGCGATAGCAAGATTTTGGTCAACAACACAAGATATACGTATGCCACTGCTTATTATGTCATTGATTGTTTCTCTACTTACTATCATACTTTACGCCTCCAGCGGCCTCTCCGGGGCTTGTAGGGGGACTGGGGAAGGTATATCGGGTAATTTCGGAGGCAAAGGAATCTTCGGCCTCTTGAGTCTCACAGCAGGGCCACCCATAATACCAATACAAACCCAAATGGCTATCATAACTATGCTGAAAATTACGTAAATCACGCACATCCAAAAACTAAATAACATAGGAACTATAACATCCATCTATAAGTCCTTATATTGTCTTGACATTCGTAAATCCAGTATATATATCGGGTTACATTATGACTTTCTGCTTAGTTTCTCAGCTATAATATGACCCTTAGATGTTGAAAGTACTGGAGCAGAAAAAGTATGAGCATATTCGATAGCCTGAGATTTTGTTTTGAAACTATCTAAAAAATCGTTAGTATAATCGTTCTTCCAGCCATATACCTCCCAAATAGGCTTTCTTGTAGTTCCTCGGTTATAAAAGGTTAATAATATGTATTCCATAAGTTATCTTGACACCTCTTAAAATCAATATGAATGTCTTAGCTCATTATGACTTTAGCCATCCCCGCCCCTTTGGGGGGTCAAGCCCTTTTTTAAGGCCACCCCCTAAGTCTTTGCCGTTCAAGGAGTTAACTAAGGCCTGCTTGTAACGCTCCACTGCCTGCTTATTAGCCTCTTGATACCTATCTGCTTCACTCTGTCTCCACTTGTCCATCTATGCTACTCCTTACAGTGCATTCAATACCTTCTCAAGTATTATGCCCGCAATTATCCCTAATGCAAACATTGGTACTAACCATCCTGGACTCATATTACTACTCCTTATCTTCCACGCTCCGCTCTCCATAGCCTGAAGTATCTAATCCTCTCCCACCAATACATCTGTCTGCATTCAACAGCACTATACTTTTCCGTTGAATCTGTAGTTACTAAATCTATGCATCTTGCCATCCACCATCCATTATTTGTTTTAGCTGGCTTCCACTTACTATTCATTCTCTGCCTTCATTTGGATATAAGCCCATTGGTTATCACTCACACCTTTAGGTCTAACAAGACCAACCTGCTCAGGTCTAACAGATTTAGGTCTTATCGTAACGCCTGTGTTAGACCCCAAAGCCCTACGCTTACGCATATACTCACGTTGATAGTCTGTCTTAGCTTGTCCTGAAAGTGGCATTAACCCGCCTTTCCCTTCCTTGCATCCTCTAAATTCAGGATTTTAGCTATCCTTTGAGCTTCCTCTTTGTGTACTTGGTCTAATTTGACTTGCTCGGTCCTTTGAGCGTTGTCAGCACCATACTCCCCTTGATTCTTAGCCTGCATGTCCATATAACCCTTTTGAGCGTTAACTAACAGGCATAATGAGGATATACTTGTAGTGTTATCCATCTCTTTTTGGAGCCTTGCGATTACTTTATTTATCCTATCCGTCCAGGCTATTTTTAGCATCTCAATGGCTTCTTTTATCGCTTTTTGGACGCAACTATTTGCCACTAAGAATGTTCCACAATGCCCACGTGCGTATTTACTCTTATATCCTGCTTTAAGCATTGACTGTTCACAGTTCCCCTTAGTCTCTCCCTCTGTGTAGTACTGAACGAATAATGTTTGTTTGAAGTTCATAACACCACCGTCTGCACTGGGTTACAATAATAGCATTCAAACCATTTCTTTCCCGCTTGTTCCTTCGGAGTTTCAATGTATTTTTTTCGCCAACGCCGAAGAGATTGGTTTTCTTCTATTGATTCAGCCCTTACTACTAAAATACCTTCCTTAATTTCTGCTTTCATTAGAATTTGCCATATAAGTGTTTACAGTGTTTACGAATATTTGCCTGTTCTCGTTCATTATTTAATCTTTTTATTATGTTACTCCTATTCGTTCTCTTATGCGTTGCTCATCTTTTTCGTCCATAAAATAAAACCCACAATCTGCACATCTACCTACGGGGAAATCTCCATTCAAATCCGTCCGAATCTCAATTAACCAACAAAAACATTTTGGGCACTGTTTAGTTTCTATTATTTTACCTCTACAAGCACGCCTTGCTCAATCAACTATATTGAATCTGCACTGTTCGACCATCCTGCGCCGTGCTGTGGCCTGTCTTAACTGCTCTGTGCGTTGTCTGTGTTTGTTTATGGACTTCATTTTACTTCAAGTTCTTTTTTAATGTATGCTTTAATCTTAACAAATAGCTGCAAAGCTGCTTTCTGTGCTTCTGTCGGCTTATCCGCCATCACATTTTCAATACCAATTTCGACCTCATCATCTTTATCTTCAAATGTTATTTTGGCTATCATTCAAACACCTCTGCGCTTGTTTTGGTGTTTCATTTAATCTTCTACTAAGCAGGGTTCGCCACCACGCACTTCCCAATGAAATGAACGCCTTGGGCCATAAGAACCAACCTCATTACAGTGTTGAATCCTTGCTTCGATTCTCTGATTGCCTTCATCAACTATTTTCTGTGCTTCTTCTTCTTTCATTCAACTGAGTTTCTTTATGTAATTTCTCTAACCTCTCATTCAGTCGTTGGCGGGACCTTGGCGGGTTGTTCCGCTCTTACCTCAATTGCACAAGCTGCGCATTCACAATCAGGCTTATAACTCAAAGTTTCAAGCTGTTTTGTGTCCATTAATCTTCGTCCTCATATCCCCATTCGTCATCCTCTAAATCATAATAATCATCACAAATACAATTTTCCCAACCTATTCGTCCACAGTCAGGACATATTGCTTTAAGCGTGTAATCTTTTGTCTTTTTTGTGGCTTCACTCATTTACATCTAAATTCTCAATTTCTTCGTTCATTGCTTTTATAGTCATTACGTATTGCAAACAGTCGTTCTCTTTGAACTTTCCTATGTTTACGCAATCTTTGTTTTCCTTGCAAGTTTTGCAGTCTTTATTCATATCTGTTTTTTAGTCTGTGCATCTCAATAACCCAAACTATTCATTTTTGCATCTATTCTCTCTTTTTGATTTCTGAAATGAGTTTTCATAACTTTATCTTTTGTTTTGGAATTTTTGTCTGAACGCCCTAATCTTCCTACTAATCTTGTCGTGTAATCTCTGGCAATAAGTGAACGCAATCCAACTTTATTGACTGTACCTTGTCCCTTACATTCAGGACATTTACTTAAAGGCCGAGGATGACGTGCTAACATCCCAGACATTACTTCCCATTTATGCTTACATTTTTGACAAGTTAACTTCATTTTCTTGCCTCTTCTCTTATGCTGTCCGTTTATAAGCAATCCCCATCTTTTTACTCTTAGGATGGAACCAATACTCACAGCCATTCGGCAAGTTATCAGTGCAATTCCTACCTTGGCCGTGAAAACACTTTTTACAGCTGAATAATATGGTTATCTTAGACATAAACTCAATAGACCTTGAACGTCTCATTATAGACTTCCCAGCTTGCCATCTTTCCAAGTGTATGGCTTGCTGCTCAGTCGTTAAGTCAGCCCACCATTGCTGACGCTCTTTCTTAGTCTTGTTCTTGTATCTTCCCATAACTATTATCTTTTGTTAACTCTTTATCAAACACCCCTTTTCCAACACCTTCTTTCGGGCATTTGTAGTAACCCACCAAGGAAAGGCTAAGCTTTGTTTATCATAACCTGTATATGTTCTGACTACCTGAACGGTCGAAGTCTTGAAT